AGCCCGCCGTGAATGACCGCCTTGACGGTTGGCAAACGGTCCGTGGCTATCTTGAGGACAGCAGGCTGGGCAGTGGAATCATTGCGCCACGTCTGCAGATCACGTCAAATTGTCACAAGCTCATTGAGACGCTGCCAGAAATGCTGTATGATGATGTGAATGTGGAAGACATGAATACTGACCTTGAGGACCACGCCTGTGATGCGCTGCGTTATGGTCTGCAGGCGCTGGGCAAGGTGACATCCACGCTGCGGGACGTGGAAAATATGAACTCCCTTTTTACCAAACAAAGCAGCAATACAATGGAGGCATCAAGGTCAACGCGCTCAGGCATCCTGCTGCCACCCACCACAGATGACCGCAAAACGTTTCTGAATACTCAATTTTAACCACCGCAACAATGGCATCAAATACCGCTACGCCTAAGGACAACGCAATGACCAAAGGGGGCGCCTCACAGATTGAGCCCACGGGCAAGGAATCCCCGGCGCTTGATAAAGACAAGCTGCTGAACTCGCTGGGTGCTTCCGGCGTGCAGATCAACAAGGGCGTTGTATATGATGATTACAACTTTGACCTGACCGGCCTGAATGGGCTGCGTATCTATGACCGCATGCGCCGTTCTGATGCTCAGGTGTATGCTTCCTTGCTGGTGATTGAGCTGCCCATCAGGGCCGCCATCTGGGACATTCAGCCTGCCACCAATGAGGATGGCAACACGGATGATGCACTATATGAGCATGCAGACTTCATCAAGGATGCGTTGTTCAACAAGCAGACGGTAACATGGGACCAGTTGCTGGTGGAAATCATGACCATGGTGCCCAATGGTTTTTCCATCTTTGAAAAGGTGTTCACCGTCATTGATGGCAAGATTTACCTGAAGAAACTGGCCAGCCGCAAGCAGACCACCATTCTACGCTGGGAGACACCAGAAGGAACCCCCGGTGTCACACAGAACCTGCCTTCACCTATTGTGGGCGGTCCCAATGAGGGCAAGACGCAAGTGGGCATCCCTGCAGAAAAGCTGGTCATATTCACCTTCCGCAAAGAAGGCGACAACTACAATGGCGTGTCTGCCCTGAGAAGCGCGCATCGTCACTATTTCTACAAGGACAACTTCTACAAATTCGACGCCATCAAGCATGAGCGTCAAAGCGTTGGTGTGCCCATCATCTACCTGCCAAGTGGCGCCACGGATGAAGACAAGGCGCAGGCAAAGATCATTGTGGAGAATATACGCACCACGCAGCAGACTGGCATTGTGATGCCCGGTCCCAAGGCAGATGGCTGGGAATTTGAGTTTGCCGACATGAAGGCCGGGACCACCAGCAACATGTGGGAGGCCATCAACCACCACAACCGTGAAATCAGCAAGAACGTGCTGGCACAGTTCCTTGAGCTGGGCAACACACAATCCGGCAGCTACGCATTGGGGGAGTCACAGCAGGACCTTTTTCTGCTTTCCTTGAACGCATTGGCCCGCCAGATTGCGGATATTTTCAACCGCTTTGTGATACCAGAGCTGATTGACCTGAACTTTGACAACGTGAAGGAATACCCCAAGCTGACCTTCCAGCGCATTGGCTCAGTAGACTATGCCAAGGTGAGTGAGGCATTGGCGAAGCTCGCCAGTGGTGGCCTGCTGACCGTAGATGACGGCGTGGAAACCTTTGTGCGCCAGATGATGCAGCTGCCTGCCAAGGAAGCTGTGGAAGAGGATGAAACAGATGAGCAGGAAGAGGACGCCACCATTTTGCCACAGCCCCCTGAGACGGAGCCCAAGGACCCTGCTGGGGACGCTCCTGCTGCAGGTGATGCGCCGACAGATCAGCCCGCTGCTGAGGACGGCAACGCTGCAGTGAAGAGTGACGCCACCAAGGATGATGTGGAGCAGATGAAAAAGCAGCCCCCTGCGGAGCAAAAGAAGTTTTCCCATGATCACCACCATGATGGCATCAATGTCTTTGATGATGCGGAGTTCATGGAAGTTTCCAAGCGCGTGAACAATCAGTTTATTCTTGGCTTGCAGAATGAGTGCCGCACAGCAGAGGACAAAGCACGCATGCGCCATGTGGGCTTCAAATTCAATGACTATGAAAGCCAATCACCACGCATCATGACCTTTGCTGAACGCAAGGTGAACTTCACCAGCCTTCAGCGGTCCATGAGCACGTTTGAATCCATCCTTGAAGAGAAACTTGCGGACATCACCAAGCGCCAGAAAGAGGACCTGCTGCAACAGGTGAAGCGTGCAGTGGAGGCCAATGACATCAAGGCTGTGGGCAAGATCAAGGCCAAGTACACGGGGGAAATGTCCCAAGCCCTGACGGACGTGCAGAAGGAACTCTTTGAAATAGGCAAGGTGACGGCGGCCAGTGAAATGGGCGTGGCGGTCCCGCCTACCAAAGCGGAAGTGCGTGGGGCCATGCGTGTGCAGAATGACGCCCTTGTGGAGAGCCTGACCAAGGACATGGAGACAGCAGCCACCACATCTGTGACACAGGTGGCGGCGAAGCGTGGCGGGTCCATCACCTCCACGGGGACCAGTGAAGCGGTTTCTGCAGCGAGTGCCAGCCTTGACAAGGTCATTGGCAAGAACGTCAGCAGCCTGCGCACCCTTGGTGTGACGGGCTCAGTGAATCTGGGGCGCTCAAGCATTTATGAGAAATACCCTGAAAAGATTTTCGCCATGCAGTTTTCTGCCATCCTTGACCAGAACACCACGGACACTTGCCGGTCCCTTGATGGCCGCGTTGTTTCAGCGGGCTCACAGGAGTTCTATGACTACAGCCCCCCACGTCATGAGGGCTGCCGCTCCATCTGGGTAGAAATCCTGCAGGATGAGGCATACAAGCCGGGACTTACGGGCATCCCTTCCAGCATCCCCGCCAATCAGACAGTGGATACATACCAGAAAATGCAGGCCCCTGACATCCTGAAGGACAGCCCCGCCCGCAAACAGGTGGAACAGGAGCTGGCCGACCGCAAGGAAAAGCTGCAGGCGCTGCAGGATTCTGGCAAGTTCCAAAATCGGCAGGATGCTCACCAAGCGCGTATTGATCAGCTGGAAGGTGCATTGAAAAAAGCCGACGCGGGAAGTGATACTGCATTCAAGGAATATTGCCGGTCCATCCTGAGGGCGGACGGTGTAACCTTCAATGACTGATAACCCAAGGCAAAATTGTTGTCACCGTGGATGAGAATGCCAACGTTTCGCTGAATGTGAGCGCACCCATCATGCTGCAACCTGCGCTGCTGGGCGCGCTTACCGTGGCAGAAGACTATGTGCTTGGCTTGATCAAGGCACGCAACAAAAAGCCACTTCCACAAGAATTTCCTTTGCACCAAACAGCGACCACATACGATGAGGATGACGAAGTTGAGGTGAGCCGCAGCGCTGCAATTGACCACTACTTGGAATTGCGGCAGGTGATAGATAAGAGAATACAGGCCATCACCACCAGCGACCCGCAAGCAACATTTCACATCAATCCTGCTTCACCTAATATTATATGAACCACGGTAGTCTGCTCAAAAAGTTTGCTGAGGACCAGAAAGTGGAGCTGCCTACAGCGCAGCGGGTCCTTGATGTGCTATACGCCAAGGCATTGGATGCAATGTACTTGAACCGCGTGTTGTGCAGGCTGGAAGGCTTGCTGATTAACACGGAAATCAAGCGTTTGATCAATGAGGCTGATGAAGCAACCATCACGCGCATTGTGGAAGAAATCATCATTGAAGACCAAGCCTGCGGCCCATGTGCAGTGTCCTGCTACAGCGACACTGAGAAGCTGAAGACACAATCTTTTAATGACACCGCTTATGAGCTTACAACGTGGCTTTTCTCCCACTTCCCGGAATCCACGGTGTTTGCGGAACTCAAGGAAGGCGACATGGTGGACATCCAAATTATGCGCAAGGGCAAGTGGCTGCATCCTGCCTACGGTGAAGTGGTTGTGGATGAGTCTGTGCTTGATGACGTGGTGCAGAACTTCAAGAGCAATGCCCGTGGTATTGACCTTGCTGTGGATGAAAACCATGAGCCGGACCACAAGGCATTGGCATGGTTTCGGGACGTATACAAACAGGGCAAGGACGCCTTATTTGCGAAGCTGGAACTTACCAAGAAAGGTGCAGAGCTATTGAGTGAAGGAGCCTACAAATATTTTTCGCCAGAACTGGCATTTGCCAAGCTGGATGAAGAGACGGGGAAGGAACTGACCAATTTGCTTGTTGGTGGAGCATTCACAAACCGGCCTTTTTTCAAGGCTATGGCGCCGCTTATGGCGTCAGAGGATGTTGCCAGCCAGCAATCAAACAAGACCCCGCATTTTCAAACCTTACTATTTACAACACCACCCATGATGAAGTTGTTGACGCTTTTGGACCGCCTGAGCGGCCAAGAGTCCATCAGTCAGAAGGACAAGGCAGAGCTTGAAGCTGCCTTTGCAGAGGTCCCCACTGAGGCCCGCAGTGAGCACATGACCAAGATGGTCAATGCAGAGCTTGCCAAGTTCAGTGAGGAAGAGGAACCCGCCAAAGAGAAATCTACGGACACCGGGGACCAAGAGGACACGGCTGCAGAGCCGGAGAAGGAAGCTGAGGACGGCAAGGCTGATGATGAGGGCGACAAGCCCAAGGATGACGCCGCGCCTGAGAACAAGGACACGGACGGTGAAGGTGATGGCACGGAAAAGAAGGACGGTGATGCTGATGCGGAGCCTGCCAAAGAAATCCAAGCCAATGAATCCGGCAACGTAACCTTGAAGGCTTCTGAGTATGAGGACCTGAAGGCACGCGCCAAGGAAACCAGCAAGCTGCTGCGCGAGAAGCGCCAGCAGAAGGCAGAGGAAACCTTGAAGGCTTTTGCATTCAGTGAGTCCAATCCCACGGGCGTTGTATTGCCCAAGGAACTCAAGAAAATGGTGGATTTTGCAACCTCTTTGAGTGAGCAGCAGGAAGCCAAGTTCTATGAGCTTTTTGGAAACCTCAAGCAGGTCAATGGGAAAGCCGTTGGGCATGATGGTGAGGCTGGCGGGTCCCAAGCATTCCGTGAAGAGGACAAGCAGTTTTACATCAAGTTTGGCAAGACCCCTGAGGAAGCTGAGAAGGCCGCAATGCGTGTCTACGAGGCCGACAACAAGGGCAAGTAAAGAACTTTTAATTTATTGACTCATTCAAACCATGAGTGCAGCAACTACAGCGCAGGACAACGCCCGCAAAGAAGGCGACATTCAGGCGCACCCCCTTATTGCAGCAGAAATTGTGTACGGTGGACGCCCTGTTCTTCTGAACAATTCCAGCAAGAATGCGTTTACGAATGACGGCACCACAAACACGCTTGCGAACGATGACGTGTTTGCCGGAATCGCCGCTGAGACGGTGGACAACTCTGCCGGCGCAGCAGCCGCAAAGTCTGTCCGCACGTACCAAAGCGGAACGTTTCTGATGACCTTTGCAGCGACCATGTCGCGTGCAGATGTTGGTAAAGACGTATATGTGAACAATGCAACTGATGACGCCATTGTGGCCAAGGCAGCTGTGACGGATGATCCCCAAGTAATCATTGGAAAGATCGTTGGCATTCACAGCGCAACGCAAGCATGGGTACGCATTGACCAAGCAATTGGCAACGTAGCATCCACAACTGCTTCCTAATTAGGCAGCTTTATATCCCATTTTTAACAACCAACAATCATGTTGACTAATTCCGACATTCAGCGGTTGCTCACTCCCGGCCTTCGTGAAGAGTTCATGAAAGGTTACGAGAGCGTAACAACGTACTTTGAGCAGTTCACTACTGAAATTCCTTCCACAAAGAGTGAAGAGAAGTATGGCTGGCTTGGAGCAAACCCACAGTTTCGCGAGTGGGTAGATGAGCGCGCACCCAAGAAACTCTTGGAAAAGGGCTTCACGCTTGTGAACAAGCACTTTGAGGCTTCCATCAGCGTTGACCGTGACACTCTTGATGATGACCAGTACGGTGGCATCAAGATGGCGGCAATGCGTATGGGCGAGACGGCACGCAAGGGCTATGACATCGAAGCTGTGGCAGTCATTGAGGCCGGCCACACCTCCATCTGTTACGATGGGCAGTACTTCTTTGACACGGACCACAGCGAGGGAGACAGCGGCACGCAGTCCAACTACAGTGCTTCTGCCCTTGCCCTTGAGGCAACTGGTGCGAACATCAAGACCATCATGACGACGATGGAGGAATACAAGGACGACCGCGGCTTGAACAGCAATGTTACAGCAACGCACATCATGATTCCCCCTTGCCTTCGCTGGACTGCTTACGCCCTTTTTAAGCCTGAGGCTTTGAAAATGACTACGGACGCAACCAAGACGGTGCTTTCTGGTGTTCTTGACATCATTGTGAACCCATACTTGGCCAAGGCAGGAACTGCCGCAAATAGTGCTTACTACGTCATGGACCTTTCCAAGAGCGTGAAGCCTTTTGTGTTTCAGAACCGCAAGGCAATTGAGTTTGTCGCTTTGGACAAGGCTGAGGATGAAGCAAACTTCTTCCGCCGTGAAATCTACTACGGTGCAGACGCTCGCTTTGCCATCGGCTACGGTGACTGGCGCTTGTGCTACAAGGCGCAGGGCTAAACGTTTGACAATAGACGGTCCATCACCAGCAATGGTGGTGGCCCGGAATTGTTGCACGCTTTACTGCATTTTATTTTCAACAACAACCATCATGAACCCTACCACTGAGATTGTCGGACGTGTACACCATGACCATCCCACCGGCGTCATGCGCCGTGGCGGCCAAGTCTTTACGCGGGAACCTCAGGTGTTCCAAGTAACGGATGAGCAGCTTGCCTTGATTGAGGCAGACAAGATGATTGAGCTGTTTGACAGTGGCCGCGAGTTTGAACGGGCCCACGGTATTGCGCCAGAACAGCAGGAGCGCCCCGCAGCTGCCCCACAGAACGCCCCTGAGGATGAGGGGGACAATGATGAGGGGAGCGAGAACGGAGACGCCACAGACGATTCAGAGGGCGAAACGGACACAGGAGAGGGGAGCACTGAGGATGAGAGCAAAACGGATGATGCTGGAAGTGATGAGAACAGCGGTGATGACCAGACTGACAACGCTGACCAGAAGAATGTGGGAGAAATGGACAGCATGACAGTTGCTGAAATTAAGGCCATGCTTGATGAGCTGGGCGCACATTATGACCCAAACGCTCGCAAGGCTGATCTGTACGCGCTTTTGACCGCCTAAATGTCACGGGGCGCAAGAATGGACGGGCGCCCCATGACTTCTGTGGGCGCCTTTCTTTTTCTCCACCATTTCACTGCATTCCATGAGCGTCAGCGTTGATATCAAAGACAAGGCTTTCAGGGTAACAATTGGCACTGCCGTGGCCGTGGTGGTGTTCATTGTGGGCAGCACAGTGTGGTTTCTGAACCTCAAGGAAGCATGGGAAAACAAGCTGGGGGACTATGGCTACAGGCTGGGAACTGCTGAAAGCACCATCACCAAGAATGATGCGCGCATTTCTCAGATTGAGCAGGGGGGCTTCAAGCGAGACTTGCAGCTGAACAGTTACCAGATCAAACTTGAGAATATAGAGAGCACATTGCTTGAGATTAAATCAATTTTAACGCGCAAATAATGGCCTATTACACCACCGTTTCCCGGGTCCGTGCTGAAAGCGGATTGTCCGGCAATGTGAACATCCTTGATGCAACTATTGAGCTGTACATCACGCGCGCGCACAGTGAAGTCATTTCCATGGTGGCGAGGAAGTACCAGCTGGACCAGCTCACGGGTAGCAACTTCACCAGCAGCCCCGCTGAATCATATTTGGAGGCGGCAGAATGCCTGATTGCATCCGGCCTGCTTTTCATAAAGGAATACGGAAGGCAGGGCATTGATTCTGACAAGGACGGGTACAAGAAATCTGAGGAAGGCAGAAAGATGCTGCGCGCGCTGTATACGGAGCCAACGCCCATTCAGCTCATTGGCGTGGACAACAAAGAGTTCCCCAAGGTGGCCAGCGTCAGCACCAGTGGCGGCATTGTCGCTTCAGGATGTGAGCCCAACGGCGCCATCATGACCCTTGAAAAAGTCTTCTAGCCATGCAAGTCACCATCACCGTCAATGGGGACAAGCAACTGATGCGCAACCTGCGCATTTTTGTGGACCGCATGGACAACATGAAGGGCTTTTTTTCAGACCTCTTGGACACAGTAGGGGAGAGATCAGACAGCATATTCAAGGCGCAGGGAAGCAACGTTGAAAAGGCACCAACGTGGAAGGGGCTGGCATCATCCACCCTATTGGCAAGGATGAAGCGCTGGGGCTACTACAAACGGGCCCCAAGCAATCCGGGCATCTTGCGCTGGACCGGGGCATTGCAGCAGAACACCACCAAGACGCCTTCGGACCGTTTTGGCACACTTACTTTCAATCAGCCATACGCCTCTTTTCATCAGGAAGGTGGTGGGCGTTTGCCGCAACGTGTGGTGATTGACCTTGATAATGCAACCAATGCAGAGATCGTGCGCCTTATGCAAAAGAAGGTCAATGATGAAATCGGTATTTCTGGTTTGCAGGTGTAAACCTCTTTGAGGCAAACAGCGCCGCCGTAGTGTGAGGCATGACAACCTTGCTTGCTTTTCTTTTCTTCACGGTCATGCTCAACGTCACACTGGCAATGCAGCAGCTATACAAAGCCGCCGTTGCTGCTGAGGGGTCCCCCTTGGCAGGAATCAAGCGCGTTTTTCTGGGCGACCCCATAACGCTGCCGGAGAATGACCAGCCCGCCATTGCTATCATGCCCATGGTGGAAGAATATGAATTGCGGGGAAGCAGGTATGATCAGCGAGATTGCACCATTGAGGTGCGCACAATTTACAACCTCAAGGATTACTTTGACGGTGCGAAAATGACCACCAAAGCCATCACTGGCGCGGTGGCAGCAGGTGCAGCCATCACGTTCACTGTGACGGGTCACGGTTTGGCAGTAGGGGACGCCGTGGAAATCACGGGCGTGCTTCCGGCTGCCTTCAATGGGACCTACGCGGTGGCATCAGTGCTGACGGATGACACCTTCACCGTTTCAAAGACTATTACGGAGACGTACACTTCAGGCGGAAGCGTGGTTTTGTATGACTTGGATTTGGTGCCGCTGGTCAAGGCGGCCATGGTCCTGACATCCAGCCCGGCTTCCGGCTCACCACAGGCAGTGGCAGCAAACACCATCACAGGCGTGATTCAAAAGAACCCTGAATTGCCGTACACCAGCGGGGGTGTCACGGTGAAAACAGCGACATTGGCACAGGTCACACGGGTGCGCTATTCCTTTGGCGTAGACCGTGGCTTTTCAACTTTCGAGATTATCACAGAGGTGCTTGCCAAGCTCGTTGGTGACAGGTAGACGCTCGCTTTTTATTTTCCAAAGAACAACAACCATGTTGATCAAGAACACATCAGACCAGCCACAGGCGGTTGCAGGTTTCCCGGCATTTGCTGCTGGTGAGGTCCGCACCGTTGTGAGCAAAGAGGACGCAAAATATTTGCTGGGCAATCCTTTCCTTGAGGAAGTAAAGGAGCCAGCAAAGAGTCAGGAGACACAGCCGGAGGGGAATGACAGGAAGAAAACCAAGTAATTTTTCATCATAATCAATTCAATTTATGAGCAGTACAAGACTTGGCTACCTTGCAGTGAAGCGGCAATCCAGCCCCTACGTTGCAGTGAAGCCTTCGCACTTCATCCGCTTCAAGGATGGTGACATTAAATACGCGCAAGAGATCATTGCGAACAACCCCATTCAGAACAACCGCTGGAATGCCTTGGCGCCAGTGAAGGGGAAAGTGGCCACAGATGGGTCATACAACTTTGACCTTGATGTGAATGAGGCGGGCCACTGGCTGAGTGCAGCACTTGGCGGGCTTTCCTCTTCTGACATTTCCAGTGAGACGGATGCTTCTGTGTATAAGCACACCATGACCATGGCAAATACATTGCCTTACTTGTCCGTGGAGCAGGGCAAAGGAAACCTGACGGATTCCACCAACAACCTGCAAAATTACACAGTAGAACGTGCCTTTGGCGTGATGGTGGATGAACTCAAGTTGTCCGCATCGGATGGCATCATTAACATGGAAGTTGCCGTGAAGGCCCATGGTGTCTTTCAGAAGGCAAACTTGATCAATGATGCGGCTGCAGGCTCAAGTGTAGCCCTCAAGCTGGACACTGTAGAAGGACTGGTGGCAACCAGCGACACGGTCAACATCTACGACCTGACGCCTCAGAATGAGACGGATGCCATTGCATCATTGGACACCAGCGCCAAGACCATCACCATTGCTACCTTGGGCAACAGCTACACGGTGGCAAACCGTGCGAAGGTGGAGCTGGTCCCACAGACGCCTTCATACTCGCTGGCACAGCAGGTGTTCAGCTTCATTCACTGCCGCTTCAAGTTTGGTGCTGACCTTTCGGCAGCAGCAAGCGCAGCTGATGAGAACATTGAGGACTGGGAGTTCACCTACAAGAACAACCTTGAAGAGCGCTATGGCTCATTGCGCAGCAGCCCTTCAGTGATTGCTCCAAAGGGTGCATCAGCAATGCTGAAGTACTCCAAATATTTTGAGAACGTTACAGACCGTGACCGCTATTTGGACCAGATCAAGCGCGCTTGTATTCTGACCATTACGGACAGCACCATTGTTTCAGCAACAGACACGGACAACAATGTGTTCAGTCTGAAGGTGAAAATGTCGGATGTGCGCTTCACCTCTTACGAAATGCCCACGGGCACTGATGAGCTTTACGCCATCACCGTTGAAGGTGAGTGCTACTATGATGCCAGTGATGGTGCAGCTGTGAGCATGGAGCTGATCAACGGCCTTGCCGGGTCCGCTTACACGGCCTAGTTTTGACCGTCTACGCCGGGGGGCTTCGGCCCCCTTGGTAGGCGCTCAAGCCTTACTTACTTTTTTTTGATTATTTTATGGCAGGAGTACAAATGACGCCGCGCGAGGTGGAAAACACCACGGTGGTGCTTCCCTCTTTTGAGGGCTCAGAAGTAGTGGTGACAACGGGCGGGCTCAGTGTGAATGAGCACAGAAAGGTCAACCGTGAGCACAAGCAGCTTTTCAAGGATGAAGACTATTTGGCGGTGGGCATCGCACAGGTGCAGAAGTGCATTGTCAGCTGGAACTTTGTGAAGGAGGTTGTTGGTCCTGATGGCGTCAAGAAATCTGAGCCCATCAACCCGCAATCCAAGGAAGCGTTTGACCTGATGAATGCCAATTTTCGTGTTTCAGACCTGCGCGCCCTGCAGAAGGCCGTGGGCATTACTGATGACACAGCGGAAAAAGAGTAGAGAAATTCAAGGTTTGGAACAGGTTGTTTGATGGTCACAAGGTCAGCTCAGACAACCTGACAGACCATGAAGCAGAAGCGCTTGAGAACTTCACCATTTACCAGATAGCCCAACACCTTGGCTGGTCCTATGATGAAATAGCGGCGCTTCCCATGAATTTCTATACTGACCTATTGCGCATCATGAATGTGAAGGCTGCCAAGGATGAGGCAGCAGCGAACACTCCCAAAATCCTGCGTTCTGATAAATAACCACCACCCCCACCATGGCAAAAGTAGATGTAACATTTGACGGAAAAAATAACGTAGGCAAGGCATCCAAGGGAGCACAAAGCGACTTGGCCGCCTTTGCCAGTGCCGCCAAGAAATACTACAAGACTTCCGTGGAAGCATCGCAGCAATTTGCGGTGGGGGTCACTGCCGTTGGGGCGTCAATTGCTGCATTCGCTTGGCAGAGTGTCCAGGCTTATAATGAATCAGCATCAGCGCAAGCACAGCTCAATGCTGTTTTGGAGTCAACCCACGGCATTGCTGGTGTAACGGCGGACCAAGTAAACCAGCTGGCAAGTGCTATGCAGCGGCAGGCATCAATTGGAGATGAAGCCACAGTTTCCGCAGCCAACATGGTCCTGACCTTCACGGGCATTTCCAAAGAGGTGTTCCCTGATACCATTCAGGCCATTGCTGACATGGCCACTGCATTGAACAGCGGTGCCATACCTTCGCAGGAACAAATGGTGGCAACGGCACAAATGGTGTCCAAGGCGTTGAATGACCCGGCAGACGGCTTGACCAAGCTGACCCGTGCCGGTGTAGTATTTACGGCAGAGCAGGAGAAATCCATCAAGGCCATGGTTGCTGCTGGGGATGCTGCAGGGGCGCAAAAGATTATGTTGGAAGAGCTTGCCAAAGAATATGGCGGGTCCGCTGCAGCTGCAGGGGCAACCTTCGCTGGACAGATGGAACTTGCCAAACAAAACTTTGGAGACTTCCAAGAGCTGGTGGGTCAGGCACTGGTGGAAAACATCAGGCCAATGATTGCCGCTTTCAATGACTGGTTTAATTCCATTGGCGGCGCTGACGGCATGTTCAAACTGCTCAAGCAAACCTTTGATGAAGTGAGCCCATACTTTCCTTTGATTGCGGGCGCCATTGCAGGTGGGCTTGCACCGGCCTTTATTTCAGCCGGCATTGCTATTGCGGGCGCTTTGGCTACCTTGGCACCTTGGATGGTGGCCGGCGCCGCTATAGTGGCACTTGCGCCCCAAATTTATGAGGCATACAACAACAACTTCATGGGCGTGAAAACTGCCGTGGAGGGGGCAAGCGACAAACTGCAGGAATTCTACAACATCGCCAACCAGAAAACCCAAGAGGTGGTCACAAACGTGAACACTTGGTGGGGCAGCGTGGCGCCAGTGCTGCTGCCTATTTTTGAAGACATCAAGAGGATTGCCATTGATGTGTGGAACTCGCTTTCAAGCATTGTCAGCACTGTGTGGAATGGCACCCTGAAGCCTGTATTTGAGAATATCATCAACCTTGTACAGCGCACCTTTGGTGAAGAGTGGGCCATCATCGGCGAAGCAGCCAAGACCCTTGTGGTATGGTGGAATTCTGTGATTAAACCAGCGCTGACGGACATGAAGAATGCTTGGGATAATGACTTTCAAGGCATCAGGACCATCACCACCACGGTTTTTAACACCATCATGGCGGTGACGGGCTCATTTATGAATTTTGTGATCGGCGTGATCAAGGCGGGCATGACCCTTGTGGCAGGCGTTGTGAAAAGCGTGCTGATGCTCCTGCGTGGAGACTGGGAAGGTGCTTGGAATACCTTGAAGGATTCTGTGGGACTGGCCTTGCAGATCGTGTGGAACACGGTGAAATCTGCCCTGAACAATATTCTGGCTGTGTTTGGCACCTCACTTGATCAAATCGGCCAAGCCGTGGTGGGTGGCTTCAATGCGGTGACGGGTACCATTGGCGACTGGTGGAACGGCACCATTGCATTTTTCGCCGGTTTGCCGGGGCAGATGTACACCTTCGGCGTCAACATCATCACAGGTATGATTGATGGTATTAAAAGCATGGCCGGTGCAGCAATGAACGCGGTGAGCGACACGGTGACGGCGCCTATTAACTGGGCAAAGGACTTTCTGGGCATCCATTCGCCTTCAAAGCTCATGGAGCAATATGGAAGCTGGACCATGGAAGGTTTCACCATTGGTATTAAGGGGGCCAAGAAAGACACCGTTGACGCCATGAAGGACGCCATGAAAACACTGGTGACGCAAATTGAAGACATGAAAGCATCATACACGGAGGCCAAAAACGGCATCGTTGCCACGTTGAATGACATGGCCAAGGACCATGCAACCAAGATGCAGGGCTTTCAGAATGACATCAATGGTGTGCTGGACAGTATCAAAAAGCTCAAGGATGGCTACAAAGATTTTGTCAGCGGGTCCGCTGATAGCTTCGGCAGTGCGTATGTGAAGCAGGAAGACGCGGTGAAGCAGGCAGCGGCTGCGGTCCAAAAACAGCAAAGCGACCTTCAGGCGTTGCGTCTTACTGGTGGCAGTGAAGAGGACATCAGCGGTGCCATGACCAACCTTGCTGACCTGCAAAGAAACTATGACCAGCAGCTGGCCATCCAGCAGCAGGGGCAAAGCATGTTCCTACAGTCACAGGAACAGTTCAACGCACAGCGCGCCGCGAGTGAGCAGGCACTGCAGGAGCAGAAACAAATTCTGGCTTCATCAACGGACATTCAGGAGCGCGCCGCCGCGCAGGCCCGTGTGGACCAGCTGACCACGGATATTGACTACATGAAAATCACGGAACAGGACTTTGCCGGGGAGCAGCAGCGCCTTGCCAACGCCGTGGCCGCTGAACGTCTGAAGACTGGCATGACGGACTTTCAACGCTTTGTTGCGGACATGAAGGAAAAGCGCGTGCAGAAGGACAATGAGTTCAAGGCAGACATGGCCTTGGAGGCGGAAAAGCTGGCCAAAATTCAGGACAATTCAAAGCAAGAGATTGAACTATACAACCGCAAGCAGCAAGAGATCATCACGCGCCTGCAGATCATCGCCACGGCCAATGAAACCATCCTGAAGGACCAGACCCGGGTCACAGGCGAGCAGGTGCAGGCACAGATTGACTGGTACAAGCGCCTTGAGGCTGCCGCACGGGCGGCATCCGCTGCCATATCTGGTGCCGGGGTGTCCTCATATTCCAGTTACCAGCATTATGCTACGGGCGGCATTGTCCAAGGTACAGGCAACAGCGACACCACGCCGGTCATGACCACGCCGGGGGAACTGATACTGAATAGGGCACAGCAGGGCGTCATTGCAGGGCAGCTACAGCAGGGGCCACAGAGCGGCGGCCTGACGGTGGTGAATAACTTTGAGGGGGCCACCTTCCTTGGCACGCCTGAGGACGTTGGGGACGCAATCTTGGAGGTATTCAAGCGCCAAGCAAATATTCAATCATACTAGCCAACCATGCTGCTGCTATATGTCGCCGGCGTAGACCGCACCGCTAACCTGAGGGAAAGCACAGTGCGCATCACGGAACAGCTGAACAACCGGGCTGACACGCTTGCATTTGCGGTGGATGACCTGCATGTGGCTGAAGGCTCAGTGGTGGAAATCTGGGACGTTGTGGAGCTGCGCGCCGCCGCTTCCAGCGGGGCCGCCGTTCTCACCGTGGATGACACGCATGAGTTTGAAGCCAAGTTCCTGCATGGGGCCATCATCACCTTGGACGTTCATGGAAGCGCCCCGCAGGATTATGTGGTGGATAGCGTGGACCATGACACCAACGAAGTGACGCTGACCACCAACCTTGCTGATTCCTACGCCTACGGCACCCGCTGCGGCATGTTGCTGTATACCGGCATCACGCAGGCAGCACCCAAGGAAGACATTGGCGTGCTATCCGGGAAGTATAGCCAGACCGTGAATTGCACGGACATGGCCAGCGTGGCGGAATGGAAAAACGTGGTGGAGACATTCTTGCAGATGTACAGCAGGGAAATCATCGGGCGCATTGTCTTTGTATACTGCGCCAACAGTGATGAAACGTTGCTGCATAATTTTGAAAGCGCATGGACGGAAGGAGGCACAGGCCGCGCCATGTCTGATGACACGGATGACAAGGTGATTGGCAACAAGAGCCAGCAGACAGGTGTGACCGGCGCCGGGACCGCCACATGGACCAAAACACTGGGTGCCCCTGTGGACGCCTCAGGCATGGACAATGTGCGCCTTTGGTGGAAGACCAGCGAGGGGTCCGGGGACACGGTAACAGCGCTGCGCTACCGCATCGGAAATGACAGCAGCAACTTCCTTGAGTGGACCACTGACCTGCAGGGCATTGAGTATGAAGACTGCTGGAATTTTGACAGCTTCAGAATTGCTGATGGTGTAGAAACCGGGACGGTGGACCTTGAGGCTATCGACTGGCTGCAGATCGAAGTGGTGGCCACAGCTTCCTTGGCGAGTGGGTCCATCAAGTTTGATCAGTCATTGGTGAGCTTTGAAGGTTTCACCATCAAGCATGTGCAGCGGGGCAAGTTTTTCCCAAGCGTCAATGTGTCCTACAAGAAACCCACCGTGGTCATTGAGGAACTTGCCAAAGTGCAGCAATGGTTTTGGTATGTGGACACCATGCGAGACTTCCACTTTTTCGCGTCTGATACCAAGCCAGCGCCGTTTTCTATCACAGAAACCAGTCAGAACTTCTATGACCTCACCACCAAGGTGGACATTGCGCAGCTGATCAACCAGCAGACGGTCCGGGGTGGCGAGGCCCCCGCTGAAACCCTATACACGCAGCAGGAGGTTACAGACGGCGTCAAGGAAAGCTGGGCGCTGGACTATAAGCCCAAGGACCTGCGCATTTACGTGGATGACGGTGGCGGCTTTACAGAAAAAACCGTGGGTGTGGAAAATCTGGTGGATGCCTCCACCGTGGAATATTTGTTCAACTTCCAAGAAAAGGTTGTGCGCCTTTCTACGGATACCAAGCCTGCGGATGGGTACACCATGAAATTTGTGTACTACCCTTTCCAGCAGGTAAATGTGACCGTGCAGGACCCGGACAGCATAGACGCCTTGAAGGCCATTGTTGGCGGTGATGGCATCCGTGATGGCACGGTGATCTTAGATGCAAGCCTGAACTCATTTGAGATGGTCCGGGACCGCGCCAATGCGGAAGTACAGGCAAGGAAAAATGGCGTGGTGAACGTGGATTTTAAGACGGAACAGGCGGGCTTGCATGCTGGGCAACTGATCATGGTGGACCTGCCGGGCCGTGGCGTCAGTGACAGCTTTCTGATTCAGCGCGTTTCAGCATCCAGCCGCTTTGGGTCCCGTATGGAATACACCGTGAACGCGGCTTCCAGTCTCTTTGGCCTCATTGAGTTCTTCCAGCTGCTGCTCAAGAAATCTGCACCATCTGAAATTGACATTTCTGAGATCATAGACAAGACCATTCTGGTGAATGCACGCATTGGCATGGCCGTGGAATATACCTTCACAAAGAAGGACAAGGCCGTGGAAGCTGGTGACTCCATCGAGGCATGGCAGGATTTTATATTGCAGACCGGCACCAAGACCAGCAACGGGCGTGTGGGCGTCACCACAAACATGTCCAACTGGTATGCGGCCTTTACCGGCGGCGAGTCGGGCAGCGTCGCGTTTGATGATGCCAGCAATTACTCCAGCGACCATGCCTTGAAACTCACTGCTGCAACCGGCGGAAGTGGCAAGGAAGTGTCCGCCAAGCTGTACCGCAGGGAACGTTGCAACCCCGGCGCGGTGATGACGGTGCAGGCATGGCCAGAAATCCACACAGCCCTGACCAATGTGGGCACGGGCGGCGGTGCTATCCTTGAGCTGCTTGAATATGCTGACGCCTTTGGCGGGTCCCCGCTGGCTACGCACACCATCTTTGGGCCCCTGACTGAGGCGCAGGATTTTGACATGGAAAGCATCAGCTTCACCACGGACGCTTCAGCCGCCTACTACGCATTGAAGCTGCGGCTTTATCAGGCGGCGGGTACGGTATCCCTTGGAGCCGTACACGTCTTTGATGATACTGGGGACAGCATTTTGATTCCTTGTATTGCTGACTTTTCGCAGGCCACATGATGAATGAAGCACACCAGAACATCCCGGCAAATGTTGGCATTGGGACCAACTACCAGCTGACGGCAGCGACACCAGAGACGCTTGCCCGCATTCTGTGTGAGTCACTTGGCTTGCCCGTGAATGGTACGGGGTGGCGGCAGTTTTTGAACAAGGACGGCACCGGCGTTTTGGAGTTGCTACTGCCCCGCCTCCTCATGACATTGCGCAACTATAAGGGGCTATTGCTTCCTGAATTGACTATTGAGCACCGGCACAACCTTGTCCCCAAGACGCTGCGCAAGAGCATGGCACAACGCAATGCGGGCGTCATTGTGACCCCAACTTTTGACTGCAACTACTTGGCCCTTGGGGATGGCACCACGGCCAAGACAGAAAATGACACGGCTTTGGAGAATGAGACATTGCGCGGCGAGTTTACAAACCGCTACCCGTCTGGGGTCACAGCATACTTGGACAAGTTTTTTTCCACCGCTGAGGTGGGCGGCAACACATACAATGAGGCGGGCATCATCGTGGATGGTACCGCATCAGCAGACACAGGCTTGCCGCTTTCCTTGGTCAGCATTTCACAAAATATTGCCATCAATCAGACCTTGAGCGTCAACGCTTCTGTGACATATTCTTCACTATAAAACCATGCCGCGAGCAAATAGCACCAACTGGAGTGTGGGGGACCCCGTAACAGCGGCACGCCTGCAGGACCTGAACTTGGACATTGATGAACTCTTTGCCAATGGTGATGATCGTGGCCGGGTCCAGCTGGCTGTTTCTGAAACACCGCTATGCGTGGACATCGCCCCCTTTGTCTTCCATGTCGGCAGTACCATTGGAGTTTCTGCCGGTGAGACAGACTTGCTTTTGGATGATGATGCTACCAGCTACATTGAAGTGAACAGCGGCGGCACCATTTCTGTGAGTACATCAGGCTTTGATTCACAGAAGGCACCACTGGCCATTGTGGTCACGTCTGGCGGTGACATCACCAGCATCAGCATCAAAAAGGCGGATGTAATCGGCGGTGATTTGAGCGGTGGCATAGGCGGCTTCCTTGCGGTTTCAGATATGGTGTACGATGTGAACGGCCTATTGCAGACGTTCACTGCTGATGGGCTCAATTATGAAATCACCAGAAACCCTGATGGGTCCGTGGCTGAGGTCACAGATGGGTCCGTGACCGTCACCATCCTGCGGAACTCATGGGGGCGCGTCACAGGCACATCCGTTGCATAGTATTATTCTTCACTTTTCTTCACCATGCTTGGAATATTGACAGAACCGTTCAAGGTAGCCAGTAAACTTGGCGGGCAGTGCCCCCCATTCGCAACGCTGGTGGATGCCAACGTATACAACGCAATGCCGCAGGCAGATGGCTCAGGGGACACGCATGGTGTTCTATACCCCACCAACTTTGATTCCACCACACAGGCCATCATCAACACCAACGCCAGCGCCCTCAAGGGGTCCTTTGCGCTTGATGATAACCTGTACAGCCAAGATGAAGAAAAGTACAAGGTCATTGGTGACTTTTTCAATGAGGTCAAGGCGGTCAATGCCATGATGATGCACCAGCCATTGATTGCACCCATAGACATGAGCCTTGATACAGATAACACTTGTGCGCAGCAATACGCTGGATTTTCTGCTGGATTCGTAAAAATCCGCATTGTTTCCAATGCACTCAAGTGCCGCTACACCAAGCCGACAGCTGACAACACTGTTTCTGAGGGCACTGAAATCACCATCGCTGCCAGCGGCGTGCAAGATCAGAGCGCCCGCATCGTATACCTAACAGCAACTACAGCACTGGTCACATGGATTGAAACCAGCACCATCAAGGCTGCGGTGGTGACGGTAGATGAAAACGCCAACACCGTTTCCGCAGGCGCAACGCAGACATCAGGCATCACCAGCGCCAAGAGTTCCAACGGTATGGGAGGCATTGCCCTCATCAATACTGACAAAATTGGTGGCTCCTACGTGAAGACAGATGACACGCTGCAGGCTTACGCCGCGACCATATCAGGCGCCACGGTTACTTGGGGCACGCCATTGCAGATTGATGCCGGTGCGGCATCCGTCAATAGCACGGTCCGACAGGTTGGGTCCGTGTGGAAATGCGACACAGACAAGTTTTTTGTATTGGCCAGCGTCACAAACTTCTTTGTGTACTCCATCAGCGTTTCAACAACCACCTGCACCAAGACTGCTGTGACAACCTCACTAAGCACCGTGCTTATTGGTGCAGCGGTCATCAATAAATGCTTTGTCTTCTTTAAGTACTCCACAACCACCATTTCGCACTTCCTCATTGGCTTTGGCGAGACTGCAACTGGCTCGCAATCGACAGAAAACCTGCTGACTGTTTCAGGTGTCACAGGTTGGGCCAGGGCACAAGTGCTAGACCCTACAGGCAACCCAATACTTGTGGTGAAGGCTAGTGTTTCAGGCGGTGTGACCCGCGTTTATACGGCGGCAATTTCTGCGGACAGTGATGGTGCGCAGCTTGGCATGACTCGCTTTGTTACAGCTATTGATGGCAATGGGTGGAGCGGCGCCGCATACCAATGCGGAACTGCACTTCTGATGGATATTGACACCAGCCAAAGCGTTTCCGCAGTATACTTCCGGGCAACGGTCAGCATTGCTGTGGATGGAACGGAAAAGGTGACATCGCAAAACTTTGCCTTCGCCAAGGTGTTTTCACTCGCTGCGGCTACTGGTGGACGGCGGCCAGAAATCAAAATCACGCAAAAATCATCCATTGAACGTGCCATGATCGTTGCTGGCGTGCTGTGTAATGTGGAATAATCCCCTGCCCCTTCAATTTCTTTCTTTCATCTATCATGGACAACCTGCCTTTATACCGCATCGGCGACAACGTTATGTTTTCAGAAGGTGTCACGCTTTCCGTGGACCTTGGCCGCAATGAGTATGTTGCCACCCCCGCTGCCATGTTTACCATCGGCGGGGCTATCATATTTCAAGGCGTCTGGCATTATTATGAAAAGGGGCAGGAGCCCATTCTGTACCCTGAAACTGCGGCGGTTGAACTGCCTGAATAGTCTTCCCTAATAAATCACTGCATTGGACTTGATGGAAAAGCCGCATGACTTTGTCTACATCCTTGGCCGGGGAAGCAAATGGGGGAACAATGAATTGCGCTATTCCCTGCGGTCCCTTGAAAACGTCCCCCATGGGCGTGTGTTCATTGTAGGGTACCTGCCCCCATGGGTGCAGAACGTCACGCACATCAAGGCCCATGACATCGGCAGCAACAAGATCATCAATGCGCAACACAAGCTGCGCCTTGCTTGTGAGCATGCAGAGGTCAGCAAGGAATTTGTGCTAATGAATGATGATTTTTTCTTCCTGAAGCCAACCAAAGAGCTGGTGCCCACCTACTGCGGGACCTTGGAGGCATACATCAAGCGGCACCCAACGGGCTGCGGGTACTACCTGACGGCCATGCAGCGGACAGATCAATGGCTGCGGGACCACGGCTTCAAGCGACCCTTGAACTTTGAAACCCACATGCCACTGGTGCGAGACAAGGAAAAAGTGTTGTTTGTTCTTTCCCTTTTTGCCAAGGAAGCGGACCCATTCTTTTTTCGGAGCATCTACTGCGCACTATTTGCACAGAATGCCCGCAATGTGCGCAAGGACTGCAAGCTGTACCGCATGAAGTCTTTTGCCAGCAAAGCACGGGCTCAGGTCCTTTCCACGAATGATGACAGCGTGCTTTCCCGGAAGTTCCAAGAGTGGATTGCGCGCAAGTTCCCTACCCCCTGCCAATATGAAGACCCGGACAAACCGGGCGAGCCATACCATCGTGATCAGCGCTTCTATTCACTCACCTGATGTTTCTATGATTGAACAGCTTATCCCCCAAGTAGGTGCGCAGCTGCAGCTCCTGCTTGATGCCATGAAGGCGTCTGGCCACCCCATGCGTGTGACCAGCACGGTCCGCACATGGGCGCAGCAAACGGCGTTGTATAACCAAGGGCGCAGCACCAAGGGCAAACGTGTCACGGATGCCAAGGCCGGCGAGTCCTTCCACAATTATGCCGTGGCTGCTGACCTGTGCTTTGAAGGCGCTGACCCATGGGCAGACAAGAACCCTGCCCTGTGGGACCTTTATGGGAAGACAGCACAGCAGTTTGGATTTGAATGGGGCGGAAGCTGGCCACCTCCTGCCATCAAAGACCGCCCGCATGTGCAAATGGCCTTTGGCATGTCTGTGTTTGCCCTGAAAGCCATGGGCGAGGCTGCGGCACTGGACCTACTGCGGCGCAAGGCCGCTGAGGCGTACCCTGCGAAACCAGCGGCGCCCGTATGGCCCAAGTGGGCATTGCCAGCCCTTGAGGCAGCCAAAAAGTTTGGGTATACGGACCAGAACCCTGATGAAGTAGTGGGCACCATCCGGGACCGTCACTTTTGGGCAAAGCACCCAAGATATAAAGGCTTTATTGAGGACAAGGAAGAGCCCGTGACCTACAAAGAGCGCCTGACCATGTGCTGGAAAGCTGGGGACTTTACTTGATGATCTACACAATCATGGTTTGCTACACTTCTTTTGAGACAGGCAGCACAATGATGCAGCTTGACTGCCAACCCCATGGGAACGTGGATGCGCAGCCATTGTCATTGGCTATTGTGGGCACCTTCCTTTTGTTTGTTCTAGCGGCTGTGTGTGTGGTATCAGCAAAACTTCTTTGGCTTTTAATCAAGAAAACATGGTGAAAGACATTCTGAAAAATCTGTTTCGGTCAGCAACCAAACTGGTGCTGGTCCTGCTGGTCATGGTGCTGGTTGCCTGCCATATCTTTGTGGTGATGCAGAACGTCCATGATGAAAGCGTGATCAACTCGCAGCTGAATCTTTTTGAAACCATCTGTGTGGCCGTAGTGTCCTTTTACTTTGGCAAAAGCAATTTGCCAGATACCACATCAAAACAAGATAATTGGCAGCCTACCAACGCCAAGGACCGCATTGGAGAATAGGTTTACTTGATGCTTATTTGATGCCGGGTAGATGCAACAGGCCCCCTACGGGGGAAAACGCGCCTACTGATTCAAGAAATCTATTTGATGGCTTTGGTGTAAAGTTAAATTGACACCAAAACACCGGCGGGCATAAGATGCGCCGGGACATCGGAGCTGAAAGGGCCATGGAGAAAATAGAGCTTCCTGAACACACCGCGCCGCTAACACGGTGTGTTTTGGTTTTTGCTCATTTTTGTTGATATTCCTAAATGAAATATAAACAAAAACCGCCCTTTGGTTTACATTGGACGGCCTTTGCCTCATTTACCATTTCTTATGACATCAGTTGATGCCTCGCTTGGATGATACCCCGGCGGCGCACTCGCTGCAAGGGAGTTGCAAGCGGCCTGCAATGCGGTTGCAAGCCACCCCTTCCCTGCTACGGATTCAAGGGGCGGATGGTGAAAACGGGGCGGAGCGCATCTTGCACGCGCGCTTCAATCTGTGTGGCCGTGGGGTCCGTGGTCCATGTGCGCTGGTCCACCTGCTTGAGGGCACCACCTTGCAGGTCCTTGGCGGTCCGCTTCCCTGCCAAGATCGCTGCGACATCCTGCCGGGAGTAGGCGGGATTGAGGACGCGCGCATTGTTCTTCTGGCGGTCATGGACGGTGACGCCCATTTCATCCAGCTTCTTTGCAAGGGCATCAAAGCGGTTGCGTGGCACGCCAAACTTTCCTTCTATTTCATCGCGCTTGAAGGTCCCAAACGTGAAGAGGTGGTCCAGCAGTTCTGCCGTTGGTATGCCGTCAATGTTGGGTGCTTTGATGGGGGCTTGCCGGGGCCGCAAGGTGGCGGCAAACCGCATCATTTGCCGCCAGTATAAAACAAGGATTGCCGACGCGGCGACCTTTGGCAGTAGTCCATCACCGGCAGTGATGGCCATTTTACCGGCGTCAGTAAAAAGGTTGATGTTATACATGGCAACGGTGAGCGAGCCCACCGCCGCAACGCCCAAGATTCCTTGAGCTATGCCGTGCAGGCTTGCTTCGTCTATCACATCAAGGCATTTCCCCCATAGAACACCACGGACTGTTCTGGGGGCAAAATACGCGGGATTTTCTGGCCATGGTGTTGGCGCTTCGTTTTGTGTGATGGTTTTGGTGTTCATAGTTCAATAAGGGGGAGAGTTATGCAACTATATTGGCCCAAAGTTACATTAAGGATTCGCTTATTATACTTTAAGGGCTGAAAGTATAATACGAGGGTAAAAGCTCAGAACGCGGCGCACCTTGGTGCTCATGCGCTTTTTCCCCTTCCGGGGAAAATTAGGGTGCCGCAAGCAGGCGCGGGCGTAGGGGGTCAAAGGTTTACGCATGAGAAAAAAGGCTAGACAGTAAAGGGTGCTCATAAAGGGCGCGCAGTTCTTCATAGATGCTGACCTCATGGGGCAGCGCTTTGCCATCCAAGACATATTCCCGGAGCCGGGCAAAAGTCATATAGATGGTTTCACCTGTTGCCCTATCAATGACGGGGACTTCAAATTGCTTTTTTGTTTTGTGGTTGTGTTCCATGTTTGTTTTTGAAAGAGTATTCTGAACTGAGAATGTTGCCCCTTTTTTACCGGGAACGCTCAGGGCAAGCGCCACCGTTCTGCATAAAGTGATATTAGGTTATTGGCTTATATTCTATTATATCACAAGAACATGAAAAATACAAACAGTACATTTGCAAAGGCTTGCAAACCCATGCAAAACCGCTACAGTCAGCCCGTACTTTTTAACACTGCACTGTTTATGGAAACCGCAAGAAACCCTTTTACCAAAAGGGCAATTCACAAGGAAAGTCAGCTACATCAGGAGGAAGGCAAGAAACGATGGGGGCAGGTCCCGGAAGAGATAGTGGGGATGGCTGGCAAAACATTTGTTATTGCTAAGCATGCGCCAGTATCTGACGGGCGCCGATATGGACCACAGCGCCGCAAGCTGAGAGAGATGCAGCGCAACACCATCATGGTGGGCTACCTGCTCATGATGGGCGTGGTGATGGCTATGAGCTTGGTTGATTCCTTCCGGGTCAACTTCGCCTTCATGTTCTATGCGGTCCTGCTTCCTATTGGGGCAATTTACATATGGCTTGATATGCGCTTTGACGCACTCAATGTTCACTTGAAAACGCTGCGCAAGTAGGGCACATTTACTTCAACAATAACACTGCACACAATGGAGATTCGCAAGTACAAGCCACAGGGCCACTTTGTCAAAGCCCTTGTTTATGGGCCAAGCGGCTCAGGCAAAACCGTTTTTGGTGCCACGGCGCCTTCGCCTATATTCGCCAGCGCTGAAGGCGGCCTTTTGTCCATCGCTGAGAACCAGCCTGCCTATACGGACATCAAGAGCATGAAGGACCTGAAGGAGCTGCACAAGTTCTTACTGACGGGCGGCCATGAGTTTGAAACCGTGGTGATTGATTCCATCAGTGAGATAAATGAGATCATCAAGGCTGAGATCGAAAAGCGCACCGGGCGTTCCTTGGAGCGCGGCGACTGGGCAGACCTTTCCAAGCAGCTGCGGGACCTCCTGCGCATGTTCCGGGACCTGCCCATGCACGTCTTATTCATCGCGCTGGACCACACGGAAAAGGATGAAGAGAAGAACACACGCTTTGTGCCCATGCTGAACGGAAAGAGCGCCACAGAGGTTGCCGCCGTCATGGACATTGTAGGCTACATGGAGGTGGCCAGTGATGGGACCCGCAGCATTGTGACCACCACGCAGCGGCGCTATCTGACCAAGGACCGCAGCCGGTTGCTGACGCCGGACACGCCGGCCAACTTTTCTGCATGGGTCAATTTGATCAACACTATTGAGACAGGTGATGAAGAGCTGCTTGCCAAGACCATGAACGGCACAGTTGTGCGCAGTGGTGGCATCCAGCCGGATGAGCAGAAAGAAATCCTGCGCCTGTGGTCAGAGTATTGGGACCTTGCCATGCGTGCGTTCCCGGACAAGAAAACAGAGACGGGCGCCGTGATATACGTGGAGAAAAACCGCGTGACGGTCCGTGACCAGTATGTGCGCCGGGAGTTTCCCGGGAAAGAATACCTTTTCCAGCTCACTGCCAAAGAGGGCGAGACAATGAAGAGCAGTCTGCTTGACCGTGCTGACGCCATCAGGCAGCAGCTGCAGGAGCAAGAGAAGGCTGCAGGCAAGGCAGAGGAAGACGCGCCCACTGAGGCATAAAACTACATCATTTCCATTTTCAAATGTCACCAGAAGAGAAAAGGACCTATGCAGACATCTGCTTGGCCCTCACCATGCTTGCCGACAATATCAGCGCAAAGAGCTGGGAGGCAATCGCTGAAACAGAACAAGACATGGTTTTGCGGAAAATTGTGGAGTTCCTTGCAACTGTGGCTGGTGTGACCCAACAGGACATCAATGAACAGATTGTGCGCTCCATTGATGAGGCCATGGCACAGATAATCCCGCCGGAGATTGAGGACCCTAAATCATTTATGCAGCAATAACCATGAGCGACTACTTTGCCATTGCGCTGGTTGGTTTTCTTCTTTCAAGCAATGTGCTTGCATTGGGTGTTGGTATCTGGGAGCTTACTGCAGAAGGGGAAGCAAGACTGCACGCCCCATGCAGCGAGTTTGCCAATTGGATGACCAGCAAAATGCCAGCGCGGTGCTTTGAGTACTACCACATCAACGCCGCACAATGAAAAATCCAATGCGCTCAATTATCTCAGGCGAGAATATAGGCCCCTATATGCTCATTGCGTTCTGGTGCATCATGGCTGTGTCCATTGCATTTATTGCTTCACACCAAGGGGAGGAAGCACCCTGCAGCAATTTCAGGGAGTTTGCCATCAGCCGCGTGCCTGCCCGGTGCTTTGCTTATTTCCGTATTAACTCACCACAATGATGCACCTACGCGACATTGAACGCACGGCCATTGTTGCTTCCATGCACCTTTCCCGCATCAGGCCAGACAGCCTGCCCAAGGAACTGGCGGTGGAACTAGGCATGGCCATCACCAAATGCACCCGTGCGCAGCATTTGGCTCAAGAGCTTGGGGATTTGATGGTGGACCTCCATGAGGCTTACAATGAAATCACCAGCACCCCGCATGAATATATTTCTTCACCTGTAGACGATGACACAGAATCAATCTGAGAGGCTGCGCAAGCAGTGGATGCAAGGGAAGTGGGAGTGATTCAGAAACTATTTTCAATCTAATTTCAAACTATTTTATGGCTACCAAGCGCGTTGTATTCACCGGGAGTTTCATGGAGTTTTTCATCTACAATGTGGGCCTGACGGTCCTAAGCATTGTGACCTTTGGGCTTGCCCTGATTTACCAGACATACTGGAACGGGAAATATTTTATTTCCCACATTGAAATTGAAGCATGAACCCTTTGTTTATCTTGAATATTTGTAGGTTGTGCCTTCACCTCGTATGCACCGGGCTTTCCGTCTGGTCCGCATTTGCAAGGCCGGTGTGGTGGATAGACTTGCCCATTGTCCTAGGTCAAGGCTGGCTGCTGGGCTGGGTGGTCAGGGACCTTGTCTTTACTCTTTAACGGCAAAACTATGCAAGACAGCGTGAAACTATGCAAAACTGGGCAAATGCACATTGGCCCTGAGGAAATGCTGGCGCTTGCGCTCAATGCCATCCCCGGCGCTGAAGTGTATGTGAAGGAAAGCCATGAGCACCCTACATGGGGCACGGATACTTTTGACGACATGCGGCCATATAGCGCCACAATGACAGTGGGGTGGTGGGTGCTGGACTACAAAGGCCCGGAGCACCAGCAGAACTTTGACATGCTGCAGGAGGCAATCAAGCAGTATATGGAATCAGTGCCACCCGGCAACTGGCTCAAGATGGATGTGGTATCAGAGGCACCCAAAGTGCGCCTTGAACCTGAATGCTGTGAGCACTGCGGTCAGGATATTCAGCCTGATGGACGTGGGGCAAAATACTCCACAGAAATCTGCGTTGCTCGCTTGGTGGACCCAAAGAAGGAACACATGCCAGACATCGCTTTCATTTATTCTCAAAAAAACCTATGATGACAGATCAACAATACAAGGCCCCGGAAAACCTCTTTGAAGTGGTCCACGCCATCGCGCCAGACCTTGAGCGCGTAGATGTTCATGAGGTATACAGGGACACCGCCAGCGGCATGTCAGTGCTGATGGTAGTGACGCGGCATGAAACGCCATTTTGGACCGGCGACCCCATGCCCCAAGTTGTATGCCCATTCCTGTGGGATTATCCCGGCGCGCCCATGAGCTGCTGCTTTATGTGGAGCACGGACCCTGTGGAAGAGGAACGGGGCAACGGTGAATCAGTGGCCATCTGGCGGGCAGCATACACCGTGGCGGTGCCTACGCCGCAACAAAACGGGGAAGCTGCATAGCGTACATTTTGCAAGCCTTTGCATACCTTGTGAGGGCTTGCTATAGTCGGGACGTTTAATCATAACACTGCATGAGTATGGACAATGCTATTATTTTGGGAGTGTCTGCCGCTTGGGTGGCAGGCGGTGCGCTGTACTGGGCCGGTTTCAACTACCGGCACATCTCGCAACAGAAGCTGGGGGCGGTGACGGAACAGTGGACCAGCGTGCTGGGCAAACTGGCCAACCAAGAGAAGGCCAACAATGACCTTGGCAAGCAGCTGGAAGCACAGCTGGAACGCAACAAGACCCTTCTGCATGACTCGCAGCTGGCTGCGACCTACACAGAGGATATTGAATCACAGCTGATGAGCGAGCGGACCAAGACAGGCGAGCTGGAACAGCTACTGCAGACGGAACGCCAGCGCTTCAAGCTCACTGTGGCAGACCATGCCAAGGCCCTCACTGCTGTGGCAGATGCGCAGCGCAAGTCAGACAAGGAAAGGCGGGATTTGGTCAAGCAACTGGGCAGGGCCAAGCAGATCATCGCCGGTGAGCATCGGCAGGCATTTAAGGATGGCCAGTTGTGCGTGATGGAAGACCTACAATTGAAGTGCCGGTCCCTGTACTCAGGGAAGTCCACTTGGGACATCATAGAGCGCTTTTTGCGTAGGTATACTTTGGAATTTTTAACCAACAAAGAAGACAATGGAAACGATGTACACGGTGAGGGAGCTGGTGAAGCTCAAGCTGCTGGGCTATAAGGAACGGGCCATCAGGCAGCTGATCGCCACACAGAAACTGCGGTGCGTGCGTATGCGCCCGCAGGGCAGCAAGCAGGTAAAAATTCTGGTCCCGGAAAGCGCTGTGCGTGAGTTCCTTGAACAGGGAGTCAAAGCAGCATCTACTTCCTAACCACAACGCCACTATGGGAAGGCCACAAAAAGCAGGTGCCGACTACTTCCCACATGACAGCAACTTCCGCAATGATGAAAGAGTGCTTGCGGTCCGCCGCAAGTTTGGACTGGAAGGGTATGCCGTCTTTGTGATGTTGATGGAAAAGGCCGCGCAAAACATTGATACTATTTCAGACGCTGAAACTATACTTTCAGACGCTGAAACTTCACTGAAACTGGAATTGCTCGCCGGTGAGTTTTGCATCGAAGCGGAAAAGCTGGGGCAGATTATACGGTATTTTTTACAGCTGGGATTGCTTGAGACGCAAGGAAAGAACAGGCTTTGCGTGCCATACCTCACTGAGAAAATGCAACCGCTCCTGACCAAGCGGGAACGCAACGCCGGAGACTACAAAAAAAGGGTAGTTTCAGACGCTGAAACTATGCCAAACGTGGAGTTTCAGACGCTGAAACCAGACATTTCAGGAGTTTCAGACGCTGAAACCCCGGTTTCAGATGCAGAAAGTACACAAAGTAAAGTAAAGAAGAGTAAAGAAACCCAAAAAGAAAATATAAAAAGAAAAAAAATAGCGGAACAGTTTGAACGCTTCTGGCAGGCATACCCTGAAAAGAAGGCAAAGCAAACCGCCGCCCAAAAGTTTGAACGCATACTGCAGCAAGAGGGGGACATCACGGAGGTGCTGCTTGCTGCCATAGCGGCCCAAACGGAAGAGAGAAAAAACCTTGCGGCCAATGGCAGTTTTGTCCCAATATGGAAACACCCTGCAACGTGGCTGAATGGCCGGTGCTGGGAAGACGAACCTTCAAAACCATCTACAAGTAACACTGCACCACATGACACAAGCAAAAAACCAAGCATTGGAAAGATCAGCGACATTGCCGGGGCCTTCGCCCACTACGAAATCGACTAGCCTAGAAGACGCATGCAAGTACTGTGACGGCACAGGCAAGCTGCCTGATCAGCGCACCACGTATCATGCGACCTATGGAGAAATGCCCGCCTTTTGCCCTGATTGCAGAGCAGGACGGCGGCAATTCAAAATCTGGGTAGATTTGCCGGAACAACAGCAGAAGGCGGATGTGCGCCGCATGGAAATGCGGGCCCGCGCTGCCAAGGCGTCTGACTTCGCGCCACGCTTCAAGGACCGTACATTGGCAGATTTTGCAGACAAGAAATTGCTGCATGACATGCTGATAAAGTACGTTGAAGAGTACCCGCAGCAGCGGGACCATGGAGTGGGCTTTTTCTTCTTTGGCGGTGTAGGTACGGGGAAGAGCCACGCAGCCATTGCCCTATGCAATGCGCTGATTGATCGCTATTTCTTGCAGGTATATTTTGCCAAGACTGGGGAAACCATGGCACGCATTCGGCGGTCCATTTTTGAGAACAACAATGACAGCATCTTGCGGGACGTGATGACCGCTGAACTGCTGGTGTTGGATGATCTTGGCATTGATAACCGCACGGATTACATGGTGGAAACGCTGTACAGGATTATTGACCACCGCTATGAGCACAAGCTGCCCACGGTCATCACGTCAAACGCCACACTGGATGACATCGGCCAGAGGTATCTGCCGCAAATATCTAGCCGCATCAATGAAATGTGCATTCTTGTGAAATTTGGCGGAGAGGACCGCCGTGCTTTACTTCGCCCGCAACTATGAGACTATTTTTTTTCGACACAGAAACCACCGGCATTGTCAAAAAGGGCCTAACCTTGGACCAGCAGCCACACATTGTGGAGCTTGGCGCCATCGCCTATGACGTGAACCCCGGCATGGAGCCTGTGGAGGCAGAACGCCTGCACTTCTTTTTCCGCCCGCCCATTCCTATCCCGGAAGAGGCCAGCAAAATCCACGGCATCACGGATGAGCGCGTGAAGAACATGCCTGCATTCCAGCAGGCGTTCCCCATCATTGTGACCCATCTGGTGCTTGCTGATTGCATCATTGCCCACAACGCCAGCTTTGACATGAACATGCTTTATTTTGAAGCAAAACGCATGGGGCAAGAGAAGGACATTCTGCTGCAACGGGACAAGATATTCTGCACCATGGAGGCTACAACAGACCTTTGCCGCATCCGTGGCAAATTTGGGAAGTATAAATGGCCCCGCCTGCAGGAGTTGCACAGCTATCTATTTGGCCGCGAGTTTGACAACGCGCACAGCGCTGAGGCAGACATCGAAGCCACAGCCACCTGCTTCATGGAACTGATGCGCAAAGAACTGGTCCCACCACCAAAATGCTTGGTTGATACCCTACGCCGTAACAACCGCCCCAATGAGCGACAACCCCAACGCCTACAAACACCGCAAGGACCTGTACACTGAGGCAACCTTGTGGCGCATCTTCCGTTTCATTCAGGACTACCACAGGACGGTCAGCAGGACCCCTACAGTGCGCCAGATTTGCCTTTACCTTTCCATCACCAGCACAGAGTGCATATACAAGCACCTGAAGGCGTTGCATCGGCTGGGGCACCTTGAGAACTACCGCCAGAAAATCATCCTGAGCAACCCGCCTTTGATGCGGGCGAACAGAACCCCATTTCCTATTTCACAGCAACCAGACAATGACCAGCAAGAAATTTGATCAGCTCAATGCAGAGCTTGCCACAGTATTCCGGGGAGGTCCCCACCATGGTGTTGACCCAAACATGTTTTGGATAGCGGAGAACATGGCAAACCTCATGTGCCTGACCTTTGAGGCAATCAGCCAACGCATTGAATGGCTGCCCCGCATCCACCGGGAGTTCATTCTGTTCCACTACAGCATTTCCAATTTCCTAACTCGCCTTGATTATGGAAGTCAAAAGTCAGCAGGACAACCAGCCTGACCGCTTCACCTCAGACCTTGAACCGTTCATCAATGAAGCCATGCTTGGCGTAGCCATGCGGACGGTCCCATTGTCTCAGGTCCGCACGCACTTTGAACGCCTCATTGCTGCCGTCTATTGGTACGGTAGGACCCAAGAGGAACAGAGTGCCAAGCAGAAAGAAACACCGCCAGAACCTACCCCTTTTCTATAAAAATTTATGTCAGTTGTTGCCGTAAAGAAAACAGACACAGAAGTGCAGATTGCTGCTGATAGCATCATAATGCGTGGGTGGCAGTTACAGGAGAAAAACAAGGATGCCAAAATTTTCAAGGTCAATGAACGTTTGGTCATCGGAGGTGCTGGCCTTTGCCGTGACGTGGAGCTGCTGCGCATCTTTATGAAATCCAACATGCCGGCGGAAAACACGCCAACAGCCATTGTGGACATGGTGGAAGAGTTCATTGGCTGGGTAAAGCAGAAGGACGGGGCACAGCAGCCGGATTCCGCCTTCATTATTGTTTTTGATGGTCATGCCTACGTTGCATATTGTGACCTTTATGTGCGCGAGATTGAGGATTGCCACGCTATTGGAGCAGGACAGGATTTTGCCATGGCGGCCATGAGCCTTGGGAAGTCTGCAAAGGACGCGGTGAAGTGTGCTTGTGAGCTATCCACATTCTGTGAAGCGCCCGTTGTTTCTTTTACCATGTCACTTTAACCATCCATCATGATTGAATCGCCCATCAACTTCACCTTCCGTTCCTTGCGGCTCATGGGAGGCGACAAAAACAAAACGTGGTTGCTCACCATCAAGGTGGACAAACTGCTGGAAGAGGTGCCACATTTTGTGCCGCTTCTATTTGTACCAGACATCAAGGACTTTTTGGAGCGCATTGAGGAATCCCACGCCCGGGAGAAAGAGCAGCCAAGCCTCATGGGCGACTATGAGAAAGAGCGCGAGCGCATCAAGGCGGAAATGGGGAAATTCATTGCGGAGCATCCTGCCTTTGGTGATGAAACCACGGTGGTGAACTCCATGAAGTTCACGCAGGACCATGACACTGTGCTGACGCTTGAAATTCCTGATTCTTTGGTGTCTACCATCAGCCATAACCGCTTCCAGCTAGATCAATGGCTTGTGGCCTTCAGCAAAGCAGAGCCGGTCAACATCCTTGAGAGTATTGCAGGCTTTATCATTTCACGCCTTGACGCATGAGCCACCTTGAACGTGAGGACCCGCAGGCATACATCTGCATGGTGGATGGTGAACACATCATCTGCCCGGAGTGCCCGGACAAAGACTATGCGGAAACGCTGGTGGCCAACCTTGAATGGCGCCTGACTATTGACCGCATCATTAACGGAGAAGCAGACTACATCAAACGTGGCATCCACCACATCATCTGTGACGCCTGCAAGGCAAAGCATTCAGCTGATAACCCCACACACCACCATGGGAAAAAATAACAACCTCGACAAGCTGACCACGCAGGACGTGCAAAACAGCAAAGGCGCCCGCAAGGACGTGATACATTACACGCAAAACCATTGGGAAAGACTCACGGAAGAGGCCGTTGCCCTGCTGAATGAGGAAGTGCAGGACCTCAATGAGCGCATCAGCGACTTACTCAATGGCCGCTTGAAACTCCATGAGTGAAAAAATTGTGCAGAACCGGGGCATGTGGTACCTGCGCACTTTGGGTGCCTTTGTGGTCCGGGTCCAAACAGGGAAGCTGCAGCAGAGCTACACCAACAAGGCGGGCAACACGCGGGGCCGCATGGTCCATCTTGCTGACCGTGGGACCCCGGACACCGTCAATTGCATCCGTGGGCGCTGTGTCTTTGTGGAGTATAAGAAGGACGCCAAAGAACGGGACAAATGGCTGAAGGCGTGGTTTGCCCATTTGGACATGGCCCCCATGCCCACAAAGGACTTCCGCACCATGGCACAGATCATGAAGCGGCAAGAGATCATGGAAGCTGGCGGCATCCACATTGTTGCCTGCTGCAATGCGGACATCGCAAGGGGGCTGATTGAAGCAGGAGTTTTCACGGTAGATGAATTGCCATTTGAATCTGAGATCATGAATGAGTAGCATGACCTCACAACACTTTATTTTTTCGCTTTATGTTCCTATGAACACAGAAACCATCAAGCTGAGCACCACCAACCGCGCGCTGCAGCTTCTGTACATCGTGGCCAACAACATCACGCCCACCACCAAGGATGCGGTTGCTGACCTTTCCACCATCTTTGGTTGCATCACAGATGCCGTCATTGATTTTGAGAAAAAGCAGCAGATCATCAATGACGCGCTGAAGCTCAATTCTGAAGGCCGCCAAGCATGGCTTGTGCGCCCCGGACAGGATGACGCTGAAGTGAAAAAGGCCATTGAGGACAAGCTGCCTGAATATCATCAGGAATACGACAAGCTGAATGCTGACCTTGAGGCATTGAAGGGCACTGTGGTGGATGTGGTATTGCCTCGCGCACCTATGCAGACCATCAAGGCTGAAATCGACATGCGCTTGCAGACCAACGGAGACGGCGCGCCCCTGAAAATTGCAGGACGCCAGACCATCGTGGACCTGCACCAGCTCATGACTGACCTTGAAAAAGCAGAACTTGAGGGGATTGACTTGCCTGCGAACGCTTAGGCGCTACAGTAAAATGGCTTGCGACTCAATGCAGTGTTACAAGCCCAAAGGCCGCCTGCTGTTCCTTTCCCCTGAATTGGGGAAGAACAAGGCGGCTTTTGTTTTGCTTCCAAACAGAAGCGCGCTACGGTCAAGACATAACCACTGACACTGCATTAGATGGCTACAAAGAAGGAAGAAAAGGCCAAAGCCAAGGCTGCAGCAAACCGCAAAGCAGCTGCTGAGACCAGAGAACAGAAGAAACGCGAGAAGAAACTTGCTGCTGAAGCCGCTGAACGGGCAGAGGCTATGAAAACTGAGCGCGAACGCTGGTTGGATTTGCTTGGACAGAAGGAAGAATGGTTGGACCTGACCACGGAAAAGATCATGCTGGCAGATTTTCTTGCTACACCACAAACCAAGCGCAAGACAAATCTGAAGGGCTTTGCGGACCTGCTGGGCGTCAGTCAGAACACCATCACTGCATGGCAGATGGATGATAGTGTGAACAGCCTGCGCCGTGCCATGATTAAGGCATTTTTCACGGACTACACGCCGGAGGTGGTGCTGACGCTCGCACAGGCTGCCACCACGCCGGATGAGCATGGCCGCATTCAGGTGCCCGCCAGCAAGCTATTTTTGGAGTATGTAGAAGGCTTCAACAGTGATGGTGATGAGGTCACGCAGCCCAACATCATCATCAACATTGGTGACAACTCCATTGGCCCATCTGCTTTTGTGAATGCAGATCAACCCGGTATGCGGGAACACATTGAAAAGAACAAGGTGCCGGACACACAGCGCGCCAAATAATACCCAAACACTGCATGCCCTATCAGAATGTGAGCCTATACCCAATTATCCATCCGCCACAGCGGACTTTTTTGCAATGCACTGCACCCATCAGGAACATTGGCGGGTCCAAAGGTGGCGGCAAGTCTCATGCCTGCAGAATGGAGATCACACGGCAGAGCCTTGGGGCGCCGTATGTGCGCGGCCTTGTATTGCGCCGCCGGTATAGGGAAGTCATCAACAACACCTTGGAGCCACTGCAGAAGGACTTGAGGCAGGCCAACATTGCCTTTGGTACGGGCGTGCGCAACTTCAAAAACACGTTCTTCAATTACCGCATGCAGGACCACATCATGCAGTGGTACCAAGGCAGCACCACGCAATTTGGCTACTGCAAGAACATGAAGGATGTGGAGCAGTACCAAGGAATTGAATATGACTTCATCTGTGTGGAAGAGCTGCAGCAGTGGACCTTTGAAGAGATCAGCGCCTTGCTTTCATGTCTGAGGTCCAGCAACCCGCGCATTGTCCCCAATTTCTTTGGGTCCTGCAATCCCGGCGGGCGTGGCCACAATTGGATAAAGCGCTTATTCATCAAGCGGGAATTTGAAGAGGGAGAAAACCCGGATGACTATGCCTTCATTCCTTCCCGCATCTGGGACAATCCCACCTTGCTGGCCAATGACCCCAACTATTTGAAGCGCCTGCAGGCCCTGCCGGAAAAGATGCGCCGGGCATACCTTGAAGGGGACTGGGATGTGTTTGACGGCCAGTACTTCCCGGAGTTCAGGAGGCAGAAGCATGTCATTGCGCCCTTCATCCCCATTGAAGGTGTACGCCGCCGCATTGTGGCGCTGGACTACGGATACAGCGCGCCAAGTGCCGTGTATTGGATGGCGCAAATGGAGAATGGCCAAGTGATTGTTTACCGTGAACTTTATGTGACAAAATACCTATATGGCAAGCTGGCTGCCACCATCCGGGCCATGACCACGGCACAGGAGCAAATACACGCCTACTTTGTGGACCCTTCCATTGTAAAGAAAAAGGACAGCAGCAGTGGCCGCACAGCCAAGCAGGACTTTTCACGGTATGGCATCCCCATCAAGCCCGCCGTGAATGACCGCCTTGACGGTTGGCAAACGGTCCGTGGCTATCTTGAGGACAGCAGGCTGGGCAGTGGCATCATTGCGCCAC